CAGCTTTTTCCGATCGACCTACAAGCGTCACACCAACTTCTCCCAAACTGTCGAGCGTCAGGTCATCCAGGGCAACGTCTCGAACAATGGTATGTCCACCGTCCGCTTCGAGCGGAAGGGGGACATGCTTGGCTACGTCTATCTCATGCCCATAAAGGGTGATGGTTCCGCCGCTAATGCCTTCACTGATTGGACCACTGTGGTCTCCAAGGTTGAGCTCCTTGTGGGTGGGCAGGTTGTGGATGACCAGGATTCGACCTACTCCACACTCATCGCCCCCACACTCTCCGCGTACTCTTCTTCCAAGTCGGTCGCCGCCGGTCTCTATGATGGTACCAGCGCCGTCAAGTTCTACCCCCTCCGCTTCTCCTTCTGTGAGAACTGGCAGTCGGCGCTTCCCCTCATTTCGCTCCAGTACCACGATGTTGAGCTTCGCATCACATGGGGTTCCCAAGCCGCCGCGAGCAAGTGGGAGGTCTATGCGAACTACGCCTACCTGGATACCCAGGAACGTGAGATGTTCGCCTCCAAGCCCCAGAACATGATCATGACCCAAGTTCAGAAGGCGGTGGCCTCCAATTCCAAAATTCAGGAGCTGAACTTCAACCACCCCGTCAAGTACCTCGCCGCGGGTGATGCGTCGGCCGTCACGATGCTGAGCACCGCCGGTAACAAGCTCAAACTCCAGATTAACGGTACGGATGTGGCTGACTACAAGTTTGCTGACCCCAACTTCACCACTGTACCCCTCTACTACCACACCTCCCACGCGAACGATTCCCGTGGTACCAAGCTCTTCTTCTATCCCTTCTGCCTCGAGTCTGGTAAGCTCCAGCCCACTGGCAGCCTGAACTTCTCCCGTCTTGATTCGGCCCGTATCGTCAACGATACCGCCAACTGTGACAAGGACATCTACGCGGTCAATTACAACGTGCTCCGCGTTGAGAATGGTATGGGTGGTCTTTTATATTCTAACTAAATAATAACTATGATCTGGAAGATTGTCTTCCTCCTCGCCATCGTTTTTGTATTGACGTACGATCCCAAGTCCAGGACACTCGAGAAATTTGTCGGCCAGCCTACACCACCGACTCAAAAATCCTGTGAAAATACGCATTACGAAGCCGTCCAATTTGCCCAGTCGCCCTATGATTGCCCTCCCCCAGGGAGAACTATCATGGGTGCAATTGCTTAAAAAGAAAAGGATATACATACTTATATGATTCCCGTAAATCGTGATACTCTCATGCTAATTGCCACGATCGTGTGTGCCCTAGGCATCATCTTCCTATTCAGAGAACTTAACAAGACTAAGGATGAGATGAACTCCTTCAAGACCTTTTCATCACAGATTGTAAAGCATCTCAGTGCCCCATCTGAGCAGAAGCCTTCTCCAGAACCAGAACCAGAACCAGAGTCCGAAGTTCAAAAGGAGGAAAAGTAGATGAATAAACTTGTGCCTCTATTATAACTTGCGAATGCGCAATGAAAAAGTACAAAGCGATCGCAATACCGGTTAGTTTTGCGGATGGAAAACCACGGTTTCTCACGGTGAGGGACTATCGATTCAAGGATTGGATTTTTGTCACTGGTGGGTGCAGGCGGAGAGAAATTTTTAATCCCCTTAGGTGTGCCCTCAGGGAATTGGAAGAAGAGACCCGTGGTGTCGTTTCCTTAAAGAATGGTGAATATACTGAATTTAAATTTACTGTCAAGGAGAGTTCCATGGTGGATCTCGAATACAATGTCTTTATATTCTTCGTAGATTACCCAAGGTCTGTTCAACATGCACAGGTTAAGAAATTTTACGAAGAGAAGCATAAGACAAATCTAAAAAAAATTTTAAAACAACCGATTAGGAAGACGTATGATGAAAATGACTATATGAGTTATGACACATTGGATGAATTTAACACACGTAAGAGATGGAAACTTATCATAGATAACGTGATCAATAATCCACAATTCTACGCCTGTATAAGTTCTTTCAATAGAAAAACCTTCTCTATAAAATAATGAAGTCTAAGGCTTACATATTAATGCAAATCTCTGAACTTTTAGAAAAGAATCGGGGTCTCTGTGAGGAAGAGGTCACCCAGTGGATTGAAGAAAATGAAAGTAAAACAGTGTATGAACTTTTAACTATAAAGAAGGAACTTTCCCAGGGAAAGGAGTTTCAAGATGTTTCTTGTATGAGGTGGTTTAGAGAATAGGGTCTCTACGTAGGTATGTTTAAGAGTTGGTGTGCAGCTCAAAATTTTAACAATGCAACCAATCTATCACATGTGCTCATGGACGGTGGTGTCCTCTCCGTGCCATTTGATAAATTGAACGACTTTCATGGAAAGTACGTTGAGGCGGTAAAGTCCGGGGAGAGACTCTACGTTGTAGAACAGAAGAGTGTGAAGTACAACTTTTTCGTCGATATCGACTACAAGGATGACACCGCCTTGGAACTGGAGGATGTCAAGAACATCTGTAAGGTTATATGTGACAAAGTCAAAGCCCATGGTGGTCGAGAGTGTCTCATCTCTGTTTCACCACCCAAGCAGTGTGGGGATCTCGTAAAGACGGGTGTCCATCTCAATTGGAAGGGGTTTGTGGTGGATCAGGATTCGGCGGTCGCTCTAAGGGAGCACATCCTTGTAGCACTTTCGGGGATTGAACACAGGACGAGAGACTGGAATGATATCATAGATGCAGCCGTGTATGGAAATGTTTTACGGAAAACGAGGGGGAGTGGTTTCCGTATGCCATGGTCCTATAAAAAGGCGAAGCATGCAGCGTGTGACGGTCAGGGGTGCTCTGAATGTGAAAAGGGGAAGGTGGATCAACTCGCATACCTCCCCCTCTTCGTGTATCATCCGGGTCCCCCATTGAGTGCTATTTTACAGATTGGACAGGAACCGACGTTGGAAATTCTCGAAATGGCCATAGTGCGAACCAACGAACCCCAGGTAATTCATGTGGAACCCCCATCGGTGAAAGTCAAAGAGGGATCCTTCACTACTTCACAGACTAAGGATGAAGTTCGAGACGACGCATTGAGGGGTATGATTGAGAATTTCGTTCGAACAAATATGGAGGGGCAGTCGAATGCATATGTACCAAAACTTTTCAAAAAGAAGGATACCTACCTTGTCCAGACAACTTCAAAATATTGTGAAAATCTCAAGAGAGAGCATGGATCCAATCATGTATGGTTCATCGTGAGCGGACAATCAATTATCCAAAAGTGTTTCTGTCTATGTGAGACACTCAGGGGACGCCGTGATGGGTTTTGTAAAGACTTTTGTGGTCGGAGATATCAACTGACACCTGACATCGTCCAGCGTTTGTACCCCAATAAGGAGGACATTGAGAAGTGTCCAGCAATTAAAACGAAGGTTGTCAAACCAGGGGTAAAGTGTGGTGACGTTAAGAAACCCCTCGAAGTATTCATCAAGACGTACATGACTGATTCAAACGACTTGCAGGTTTTGGACATTACCAAAAAGGGGAACACCTTTCTAGCATTGACAAATTCCAGATACTGTGAAATGATTGGTGGAATGCACGAAAATGCTGTCATGTCGTACGAGATAAAAAAGTGTAGCGAAATTAAGCAGTTGTGCCTCGTATGTAAAAAAAATACAACCAGAACACACCGTTTAACCCATAATGTTATAAAGATACTTAAACAGTAATGCCTATAATGTTCTAATGATTCCCAGACGCTCAGGAAGAAAGACGAAGAAACCAGAATTATTTAAACCCACAGAAAAGGATCTTGTAGATGATTTCTCACCAGATGATCACGACACCGATTTTGATTCAGACATCGACACAGAGGAGGAGTGTTATTCTGATGAAAGTGATTCGGATGATGAGAGTGACGCGGATGAAGATGGAAATTTAAAAGGTTTCATCGTGGATGACGAGAGTGAGTCAGAAGATGCTTAAAAAAAACAGGGGCTATATTAGAAAATGGAAACTGATATAGGCAATCCCATCGAGTACAATCCAACTATGGATCCTTTAAATAACGAAAAAAATGAAGAACCTGTACAGGATGAGCAACCATATTTTATGGAGTATCCTATGCAGCCACCAATGATGTCCCCACCACCTGAAAAAAAGTTTGATTTATTTGAAAATGTAGAGAAATCTACATGGATCATAGCCTTTGCGGTCTTCCTTTTAGGCTTTTTCATGGGGAAAACCATGCAGCCAGTGATCCTCAGGTACACTTGAGTATGGTACAAATGTACCAATATCCCCATAGATGGGTTTGATTTTCCCCGAGGCATCTAGCTTTATAAGTTGAAATGGATATCTGGGATTTATGAACGCATCTTCGGTATCCTCTACAAATCCAGCACTCGTACTAACAGTTTCTGTTTCTGTTTCTGTTTTGTTTTGTAATTCAATAGTCGGATTATAAAACAAAATAAAAAAAGCACTTACCAAAATTATCGTAACAATAATCTTGATCATTTGTTTATTGTATGATGATATTATTTACGCGGATGAAACCTCGGGCTCACCCTCCTCCTTAACTTCCTCGAGCTTTCCGTCTGTGGAAGCTTCAGCCTCCGCCTCTCGCTGCTTGCGTCGTTCCTCAATCTCGTTGGCGACGATGGTGTCAGCCTCCTTGACGAGATCCTCCATCTGGGCATCCGGCTTTTCCTTCTTGAGACGCTCCAAAACCTCTGCTGGGTGGGAGATAGGGGCTTCATCCGGCTTGGTGTAAAACTTTGAGTTTTCATCCCCAGCGACGTAGTGATTGGTACCCGCTGTCATCGCCGACTTGCGCTCCTGGAACATGCGAGCAGCCTGTGCCTGATTCTCCTTGTAACCAGACATGATTTCTTCGAGCTTCTCGTTGGTGTAATGGACGTCCTCAATCTTGGTGGGATCTGGGGGAATTAGGAGCCACTTGTACATATCAACCACATAGATGTCAAAGGTTGGATCCTCCTTCTGAAGACGCTTGGCGTGATTGGCAGCCTCATCGCGCGTAGAAAACGCACCACGAATCTTGATACCAAACTTGTCATTCCTTTGGGGGGCCTCGGGGCCAATGATCGAGAGGCACGCGAAGATCTGACCGGGAACGGTGGTGTAATCTGTTTCAAGAGACATTATACATTTAATGGGTGTTAAAACTTTAAGCCCCTAAGTAAGTTACTTAAAACTGTGAATTACTATAAACTAAATGACCAGATACACATATCTAGAGTTACTGTTGATTACACATGACACGAAGACTATATATTCACTCTTACAGAAGAGTCTATCTTCTCACATATTTACTTTCAACTCGGGGGATGTTGATGGTCGGCGGAATAGTGTGAAGGATGAAGAAATTATATCTGACCATCTAATTCAAAGACATCCGGGTGTGTTTATAAAAGGGAGATCACGAGACCTTGGTGATATTTGGATGGGTGATTTACCAATCAACATCAAAGTTGTGGAAGATCGACCCACCCAAGCGAATAATCTGGTCGGGTCGGCACACTTTGTCAAGTATGTATTTGACGACCCTACATGTACAAACAACGTAGAGATTGCTAAGACTTTGATCAATACACCCGCCGATCGTGAATTGAAAAAATATGGGTTGATGATCGTTGCGAAAAATTCGCAACGTGTTTGGGTTGGTAACTTTGATCAAATTCCAGAACAACACATCAAGGTTAATCCATCGAATGGACTTCAGATTACATGGCCAAACGGACACGTCGAGAGAACAAATCAGGAGTATCGAGATCTCATGGAATGCAAGATGGTCGAGCTCATGAGAAAGTGGGCGGAGCCGCTTAAAGTTTATGAAACTTTAAAAGCTAATGAGCAAGGAACTGGGACAATTCTTTACAATTAATGAAGGACTTCAACAGTATGTGTTTGACAATGTGGAGCACCTGGGTGCTCCCCTTCTCGAGCCGTCCTTTGGGGCTGGGCATCTTCTTAAAAAATTCAAAGAACATGACGACAAATACCCCATGAAATGTTTTGAAATTGATTCAACAATTAAACCATGTCTGG